TTTGAATGATACTAGCCATTACGCTGTGCCTCCATCTACTAATTGAGTTGTTAGATAGGTAGAGTTAGCAACTCCCCCATCTATTTCAAAACTGATTTTTCTATCTATCTGTACTTGTGTGTAAGTGTTAGCTACGTTAAATGCGCCATAAGATATTATATCTACTATATCTCCTACTGTTGCGCCTGTAGCTAAAACTACATTAGTTCCTGACGTACCTGTAAAGTCTGTAGCTAAAAGTAATTTTATTCCGTTCAAATATACATCAACAAATCCTGCATCGTAAGTAACAGAAAAGGTAGTCTGGTTAGCGGTGGCTGTGTATACGACTCGTTGTGATGTTCCATTAACTGCTGAGCCAGCATCTTGCCAGCTTGAGCCATTGTAGACGCGCATTGAGTTTGCGCTGTTGTTGAAATAAAGTGCGCCAGTAATTAAAGAATTACCATCATTATCTACAGCTACGTTGGCACTCTTTGCCCCAAGATACCTATCGTCAAATGAGTCAAAACTAGCAGCAGCAGCCGTTGCTGAGTTAGCTCCTGCCGTTGCAGAGTTTGCAGAAGCAGTAGCAGAGTTAGCTCCTGCCGTTGCGCTATTGGCTGAAGCAGTTGCTGAGTTAGCACTAGCAGTAGCAGAGTTAGCTGAATTAGTTGCTTGTGTACTTGAAGTTGATGCGCTTGTACTTGCTTCAGATGCTTTAGTTGTAGCTGTTGATGCGCTTGTACTTGCTTCAGATGCTTTAGTTGTAGCTGTTGATGCACTAGCTGCTGCTGCTGTTACATCAGCATTCATAGCTGAAAGACTTGAAGCTGCGTTAGTTGCTGAAGTTGATGCCTCACTTGCTTTAGTTGTAGCAGTAACTGCTTTAGTTGTAGCGGTAGCTGCTTTAGTTGTAGCAATAGCTGCTTGTGCTGCGGCTTGTGAGTTAGAACTAGCTGCGTTAGTTGCGCTGGTTACTGCTGCGGCTGCGCTAGTAACTACCGTATTAAATTTATCTATGTAGTCTTGAGTAGAAGCTCCATCGTCACCTTTCGGCCCTTGTGCCCCTCTAGTTGTTGCTGTGTAATCATCATCATCAATTCCTAATGGATTAGTCGATGAAGAATTTAAACCCCTATCTAGTCCCATGATTGTTTACCTTATGTGTTTAAATTTATTTACGTGAAACTATAGACTGACCGAAATACATACCTACGACAGCCATAATTGCATGAGGTAGCCACTCAGGAGTAACCATTCCTTTTAATGTTTTCCATTCAGTAACTGTATTTGTGAAGTCAAGGAATAGAAACTTAAATCCACTCGTTACTTCAACAGGAACTACAGTTGGAAGGTCTAGTATAGGAGCTATTAATATAAAAGCTGCCATAGCCATAAAGGATACAACTAAGAAACGTCTGATCCATTGGGCGTTAGGGTTCTGATAGGCCCTAGCAGACTCTACACTATCCTCAGAGGCCGAGAATCGCTGTATGAGAGCTTTTTGCTGGTCAGCCTTATCTTTCTGTGATTGTGACCACATCTTCATTACAGCACCGCCTAAGACGCTTAGAATCATAGTGATAGCTTCTATAGGAAATCCAAAGATAGGTTAACCCTCCCTGCTTTGTTGTATTCGTTGTTCTTGTTTCATTTGCTTTGCCCTGTTACGTTCCCAAGTTAACCACGTACCAGCAAAAGCTGGATCAGTTGGATCTAGAGATACTTTAACAGGGGTGATAATCATATGAGCATCGGCTCTACAAACCTTACATGATTTTGCATTGTTACGGTCTGAGATAGGACATAAGTGATCTGTTACGTGATTGTCTTCGCACTTATAAGAGTAGATGGGCATATAATTTCCTAGATACTATAAGTAAGTAGAAGCCCTCACCGTAGTAAGGGCCTCTGTTGTCAGCTACTTAACTAAGTTAAGCTTGTGAAAAATCAATGCACCTCGCATTAATTAAGCTGAAGGCACGATAAAACTAATTCCTGCATTGTCACGCAACTCTTTAACACCATAGATAGTATCAGCAGTGAACAAGTCACCAAGATACTGCTGCTGGTATTGAGTTTGTGAACGAACACTCTGTTGCTCTGCAAGTACCAAAGCATCTTTATGTAGCATTACACCAATACGAGTAGCATTAACTACAGGACAAGCAGAAGATACAAACACTTCTACGCCATATACGTTACCAATCATACCAGTTTTAATTGCATTACCGTTACCAACAAATGCTTGCTCAGTAAAACGTGCAATTCCTAACAAGTCACTCTTAGCGACAGGTGGAATTACCAAAGAACGACCCGTCATAGGAACGTCATTGTTGTCCATAACAAGCATGAATTTACGAATACCTGCATCAGTAATGTCAGCAGAAGAACTTCCACCGTCACCGCCTAATTGAGTACCGCCATTTAAAGCAGGAACTAGAGCGAAAAGATCAGTATCTACTTGAGTAGCTAGGGCGTAACCTGCATCATCAGTGTAGAACCTGCGTAGAGAGGACAATGCTTGCTTCTCTACAATATCTTCAATTAAAGTTGAATATTCATAGTGCTTGTTAATTAGAACTAGAATATCTGCGGTTGCAGGAGAATTAAGCACTACTTGTGTAGAAGCAGCTTTTGCGTTTGCAGCACCACGACTAGGAGAAGGAATGTGAATTGAATCACCTTTCTTACCTACGTGACTCATGCGAGTTACTAGATTAGCTAGTACAAGATTTTTCTTGTATCCAGCAATTACTTCATCCGACCATAATTCGGGGATAAAGGCGGCTGCTGTTGAGCCTGTTACGTGATTTGTACCTAATGCCATGTGAATTAACTCCAGTGTTAATTATAATATTATTTAACGCGTCCTTCTGCGTATGCCCGATAGATTTCATCTCCGAGTGATTCATAACGTGAAGGATCACTATTTTTTAAACGTATGAGGTCAGCCCTACGGTAAATTTTCTTACCTCCAATGGAGTCCCCAGACGACCTACTTTCCGCTTTACCTGATGAAAGAGCTTTTGCTTTAGATTGTCCTTGAGCAGTTTTAACTTCTTGCGTCTTGGAAATCATTGCGCGTTCTTTCCAATTGCTAAGTAGTTCATCGGCTGCTTCAAAGTCGTAAGCATTAGCATCTTGAAACAGACGCTGGCGTATTTTACTTTGGGAAATCCATTCCTTAAACTCAGGTGTTTGTACTGTCTGTTGAGCTTCAGGATGTTTCTGAGCAATAGCTTGTATAGCCGCGTTATTGCGACTCTTTGTATTATTTGCTTCAGCTTCCTTAATCTTAGGATGGTTATCAATTTCTCTTCGGATTGCCGCTTGTGGGTCTTCGTAGAAATCAGGAGCCTCTTCTTCAGAATTAGGATTATTTTGTTGATTAGCCTGTACTTGAGTTTTAAGAAATTCATCTGAAAGTTTTCGTAGTTCACCGATTTCCTGACCCTTACGACCTAACTCTTTCTCAAGTTCTGCGTAGGAATTAGCAACTTCTTCGATGGACTTGCCTTGAAACTTACTAGGCATTTCATATTCTTGTTCCTGTTGCTCACCTGTGTCCCCATCTTCTAGGGAGGTGAAATCTTCAGTTACAGTTTCTTCTAAATCCTCAATAGGATCAACTACAATGTTGTTTACCATAGTGTTACTCTCCGTCTATCAAATAGATTGTGGAGTTAATAAAATGACACAGGCCCTATGTAATAGAGTTGTCCGTGTCGATGAGTTTTGTCTGTTCCTCTAATGTGATCAGCATATTAAGTATAGACAGTTGCCCTTGTACTTCGTATAGGGACTTTTCATCTTTAATGGTTGATACTTGATTTAAAGATTCAGACATGACTACAAGTTCTTGTATTAAGTCTTGCCAGCCGCCTGTCTCAAATAGCCTGTACCTACCATCAAAAAATTCTTTATCTTCTTTCATACTAGTTTAATGCCTGTGCTGCTTTAGCTAAGTTAAGCATTGTTTCAGACTCAAGATGTTTCATCTCAGGAATGTTTCGTATTACTTCAGACTCTAACGTAGACACTTCCATTTGCTTCTTCTGTAGCTCAATGGCTTTCTTCTGTAGGTCTAAGATACGTTCTTGTGCATCAGTGTCGTTAGGAACCTTCATAGCAGCGTCTGCTTGTTTGTTGTACGCTGAAGCTAATGTTTCTTGTGTTTTAGCCCCTACTAGCTCTGTATCAGCTTGTTTAGCTGCCATTTCCATCTGCATATGCTGCTGTTGCATCTCTTGTTCTTCTGGATTAGGCTGCATCATCTGCTGTACTGCTTGCATCATCTCTTCGCGGTTATTTAGACTAGAGTTTTCAAATACTGATAGCAATAACATGTTAAAGGCTTGTGATTCAGGAGGTAACATAGACATTAACTGTACAGTCTGTGTTGTCTCTAGCTCTTTAGCCATAATTCCCATAGTAGAGTAAGGTGTAAACTGGTAATCTAGTACAGGATAGCGTTCTTCATCAAATTGCATCTTGCGATATACTGATTTCTTGATGAAAGGGATCATAAAGTCAGCTTGGAAGTTACATAGAGTACGTTTCTGACGTTTAATTGAGGCTGCCTGCATCATAGACATTCCAGAAGCAGTGCCATTACGGGCATTTCCTGCCATACTGGTTGCTGAGTCCATAGCACCTGTTGCCATTTGAATCATACGCTCTAATTCAGCAGATTCTTGGAATGTGTGCTGCTGTAACTGTCCAAAATTGAATGGTTGAATAATTGCGCGAGGATCACCGTTAGTTAAGATGGTTTTACCAGCCCTAATGTCTAACTTAGTGCCGCGAGGGATACGTGTAGCATCCATTGCCATCATTGGGTGTGTCGTTAAGGCTAAAGCGTCTATACGACCACGTAATTCAGCGTCTAATGCTTTCTGTGGGTTGTATCCTTTTTCACATACACCACGACCCCAAAACTTATTAGGAACACGGTCATGCTGATAAGCAATAAAAGGACGATCTTTCATTAAATAAGGATTTTCTTCTGCCCTAAGTACCACATCATCGTTAGCTAACGTAACTACTGCCTCTACTAACTCATCTGTGTCATAGTCAAACTCTTCACCAGAATCAGCTTCTTTAGATAAGTAACGCTTAGGAACTAGGCCCCAGTATTCAGTGATTTTAACACGATCATCTTCTGCGCCAGCATTATCTTCTGGATCAAATCCAAAGTCATGTATGCCTGTGTTGGTTGCTCCTAATGGAACATCCCGATAAGTTCCTGCTTCAATGCCCTTGACAACATGGTAACGGGGTTTAATAACCTCCTGCGCTACTCCTAATGCTGAATCAATAGACAAGGCAGCAGGATCAATTATAAATTCTTTTGGAGATACTGCTTCCAATGGAACTGCCATTCTAATTACTTCAACTACTTTACGCTCTGTAGTTCCATCTAGCGTACCTTCTACTTGTGTCTCTACTATGACACGCTCTGTCTTCTCTTCTATGCCAACTTTAGCAATTCCCGTACCGTAGATAGCACCATTCAAGAAAACTTCGTTAATGGCCTGTTTAGCCCCATCTAACTCTAGGTCTTCTTGTAGTACCTTACGCAAGTATGCTATGTCAGAGGGATTTTCATCTAATACATCATCTCTAATATCAAACCACTTCTCACGACCAAAGGTTGCTTCTTCTAATTCAGATACAGTAGACTCAAC